GCCGACACAAAAGATGATGCAAAAATTTTCCTAAAAATTACATTTCTTGTGTTTACTTAGACCGACCGAAGCGTTTAAAATTATGACAAAATAAAAATCAATGGACCAAAGTCCATATAAAAAACTAATGTCAAAAACAATATAAACTTTGGCCAGATACGATCAGCTTCCAATCTCTGATCGCATGTTCAGTGCCATTCTGAACCTTATACACCGTAGTGTGAATTGCTATTTTACAGTGGGGCGCTAACCACTAACCATATAGGACGTACAGAAAACCTCAAACGGGTGCTGGTGGATCTTGTACATAGAACTTAGGGAGAGCCAGATAGAAGAACAACGTAAAGTCTTCTGCAGCAGCGACATACTTATATGCTATTTCTGGTCCTGATCCACCGACAGAAGTATGATCCAATCGATAACTGTCTTGATACACATCATTTGCTTGCCATGACGTTCCTGAACGAGCAGGTGAAAACCTCAACAAGTGATAATAAGGAATCTCAAATGTTTGAATTGGATTAACGGAGGTGGACCATCGCGTGGAACCACCTAATCCAAGAGGATGCTGAATTCCTGCTGCTAAGTTCTGAGGTAAGGATGTTCCATATTGATATAAACTTTCAAAGTCTCTGTCACGCGTATCAAGAACATATCTATTCGAAGAACTGCCGAGCCTGGAAACAGCCCAAGTGGAAATATTAGCTGTACTATTTCGTGCAAAAGAAGCATCAACACAATACCTAATACCGCCACGCCAGCCGGCAAAAGCTCTCGTCAGATAATGTAACAAAGTCATTTTAGCGTATACATAGTTCCCAGTAGGTCTTGAGTGAATCAAATTACTCAATCCAGCAGCTTGAAGTGTGTATCCTCCATAAAACGGAAACATCCGTCGCACAAATTGCACAGTTGACGGATTGTCACCATTCGTATCGGAACTGAGCACTTCATGAAGACAATATCTTTTCAACAATTGACGGAAAGAAACAATAGTTTCCCCCATATGAATGCGGTTTACAACAGGATCAAGAATCGAACGTGAACCCAGCAAACGAACTACTGGAGAGTCCACAACAGGTGTGTCCATATTCATTTGGGTTTCGTCACTCGCTTGGGGGAAAATCGTTGTTGGAAGATAACTGGATTGGTAAAATTCAGGCATGGTTGGTCGAACAGCGAATTCTATCAATGCAGCAGGTGGTGTGGTAATAGGAGTTATCGCCAAGTTGTTCATATATCGATCAGTTGGAGATGCAACTTCATAGTCATCTGTTGCGGAAACTGAGACGATAATCTGAACATCATTGACAATGGAATTATCAGGTACAGTGAGTTCATTTACAATATACACTGACAATACACCATTTCCAGCATTATCAAATGCCCCTGAATTGTAATTCACTGGCGAAACTGGGATTGCGGTTGTAGATCCCACAAAAAACGTATCTGGGTCTTGCGGAACTTCAAGATGTCTGCGCCATGGAGTGGACTGTCCCCATCCAACATCAACAGTAAAGTCGTTGCATTCAGAAATATCAACAATGTGCGTGTGCGCAACATTATATTCCGAATTTGCTTGTGCTCCATAGGGATCGTAAACTATCTTCAATCGACCTTTGTGGAACCCACTTGCAACAACTTGAAAACGATATCTCAATGTACCTTTCCAATATTCAAAAGGAAAAGTCGCAAATGCCAAAGCAGGGAAATGCATTGGGGCGTTGGTACCAGAACCACTTTGTCGGATCACGCAAGGATCTACGACAGTATTGAAAATTAATGATTCAGGAGCTAGACCAACAGCCCATGTGAACTTTGTGAGCAAAGATTCGCGCCCTGCGATACTACCGATTGTGAGTTCGTCTGGCATATCAAGGGAAGCGATGGCTGGATCAACGGAAACTTCTTGTTTAGAATCAACAGTCAATTTGACCAAATTTTCTCGCCCATCACAAAGAGCCATAGACTGTCGCGAGACTAATTGAGATGGTGGAATATTTTCAACGACTGGTTTCGAATAACCAAACAAAGCAGCAAAATTTGCAATGGAAGACGCTCCAATTTCTGTCGCCAAAGCAAAGTCAGAAATCACAGGTACTGATTTGAAAAGACTTGCAGTTTTAGCAACGATGCTTGCTGGTTTAGAAATGATTCCGTCATGTTCAGACTTCGCTTGGGGGAAGATATCAGGAGGATTGGTTTGAGTTAAACCTGTTAGTGCGACATCCTCTGCCCATGCAAAAATGGATATGGTGATACCAGAAGTGGCACCATTAGCATGAGCGAGCGGAACAACCTTTCCAACGCGAAGTAATCCCATCGATCTCCAATCCTGGTTTGGAATATCCAACATATTGAGAGGTGTGAAAAATGGTAATATCATTTCACCTCCTTGCGATGTTGTCGGATTTAACCAAATATGTGGCATCTGAGATGCTTCAACCATATCATCGAAACTTCCAGGATCTATGTTTGTAGTTTGATCGAGACCAGGAAGGGGTTGATAAAATACCAATGCTCTTCCGTAATAAAAAGCATTTCCATTCAAAACAACTTTAAGTTTCAGTGTTGCTTTGAGAAGTTTGTGATTGGATATGCGATTAATCACGCGCGAATTTTCAAAAAACAAAGCCCACGGATTGAGAGTGGTACCACCAGTACTAGCTATGTCCCAAGAAATCGATGCAATCTTAATAGGTCGCAAAAAGAAATCCTGAAGTGATTCATCAGATCTGAGCAATGAGGATCGCAACACATCAGTTGACCGTCCTCTTGTATCCATGAAACCTTCGTGTGCATCGTCGAAGTGAACATTTTGGTGAGCTGAATTTTGTTCTGCTCTACCATCAGTAGAAAGAACTTTTCCTTCTGTGGATGAGTCTGCTTGAGGATAAATTTTATCTGCTTCCGAAAACGGAACCTTTGATGCAGAAAGGGATGATCTAACCTTATTCAGGTGTTCTATACCATATGTACAAATAGAACTAAAACGAAGTATCGGGTACTGTCCACCCGACACGGACCCCTCCTCATGAGCTAGAGGGATGCTCCTTCCGATTAAACGGGTACTATATTCATTATAAACAGGAGATAAATTTTTGTACAAATCATAACATGTAATTGAAATGCACTGTGTAAATACACAAAACAACTATACGCAAAGCACCTAACATGTACAGGAGTAACCATATGCGCACTTAACCTTCAGGATATTTTTCCTTCCAAAAGGCAACACGTTCGTCAAACGTGTAATTCAAGGCAGAAACTGGCAAGTCTACTTGTTCGCAAACTTTTGTCATCTCGAGACGACGCTTTTCGTAATGCGTCCTGCCATAAGCAAACCATTCATGGAGTGCAGTCTCGATGACACTTGCGGCCACTTCGCGTGGTGTGGCGGTAGCCGACTTTAGATTGGCATGCAGAGATTTGAAAATAGAGCTCTCATCTAATCTACCTATTGATGTACCAATTTCAGGTATATAGGAACTCTTTCGCTTCAAGAAATCCGATTCTTCCCGGGTCAGAAACGCCACTTCCTCATCCGACTTGGATGGGAGAGTTAATTTCATTCCATGATCAGCGAGAAATTTCTTGTAAAACAAAAAATTGAAATCGCGTGTATCCTTGGCATTTGATCCCTTTGCATCATCACCGTAAGTGATGAGTGCCACACTTTCTCGGAAATCTGTCTTCTCTGGGTAACACGTGAAAAATGCCATCCGCACGTAGAGACTTCCAGCCAAGCTGTTAATGTCAACGGTCATATTGTTTCCTGATGTGTTCATGTTATATGCCATTAGCATCGTACCATTAACATCCATGAGAGGATGTGTGATATCAACAATCATATTTTTCATAATTGTAATTGACTCACCATCATATCCTCCATCATGGGCAAGTGAGATAAGAATATCCCACGCAGCTCGCGTCATCTGGGAGTTCATTCGTGTATCGTATTTTGAGTAATCCCAGCCCAAAAGTTTCCCGTCGTCTCCGAATTTTTCTGTATAATCCATCAATTCTTGCCAGTCTCTTGCAAAAGCGTTGAGACCAACAGCAGATTCAACAATAAGAGCATGAAGATGCAGAAAACGAGCTATGGGCAAAAAGTATTTTCGGATTAATATGCTCAACGCAATGGGAGCTGCTTGAAAAACCCGTACTTTTTCTGAATTAACGTCGGTAGGTTCATCTTTCAAAGTGGCTGATGTAACAGGGTATGCACGTAATCCTTTCTTGTAACAACTTAAAAGTCGTTCTATTTCTTCTTGGATGTGTCTCCTCGGGATACGTTCCACCAAAAGTCCATTGTCACGAATTTCATCGAAGTGAACCATTTCGCCAGTCGCATCTGCCTTATTCTTCTTTCCAAACAAAGGAAAACCAACACCAGTATTCATTGGAAGAGCATCGATAAATTTCTTACCATCAATGCCCATTATGGCTTCCTTTTGTGTAAGTGGACGAAAATCTTCCTTCCCACTCCACACATATTTTTGGATGGCAATTTTAACCGGTTTATACCAATCATCTCTCGCTCGCCGTAACAATTTGGGATCGAACATATCACCTGGATTCGATATCAAGGCAATGTTTTTGTTATATGCATCCCAGTTTGGCTTCAATTTTGGAGGACCCCATGTGTTAGGGATTCCACAAATGTCAGTCACAGCATCAGATAAGATAGAAGGCACTACCCTACTTTTTTGCTCAGCGCGAACGCGCGTCGATCCAACGACCTCAACAAAATTGTCCGAATCAAGGGATTGTATATATTTCGCCTTAGAATGAACGTCAGTCGAAGTCAGAATGTCAATTCCCATTTGTTGTTTTGGGATGTCGCTTGTCTCCGCAGATAGTGAATTTATTCCATCAAGCCAATCATAGGCTTTTTGAAGGTCATTTTGCATCAATGTTTGAGCAATTCCTCGTTGCGTTATATTGTTTCCTCCAATGTGGAATCCCAAAACGCAGGGATTTTTTCCTTCACTAATTACGGGACTCATACATGCGCCATTTTGTGAGAGGTGACTTGTATAGCTCATTCCTTGCATTTCCATATAACAATGAGACACACGTTGGAATTTTGCTGATATGGCACCACGTCGCTTTGTTCCATCTTGCATTGGGGATAAGATAACTGCCAAAGATTCTCCGTTAGGAGGACTTAATGGCAGCCACTTATGTCGTGACGCAAAGTCTGGTGAATTTGGAACGAAAGCTGCAACAAGATCGAGTGTTGGAAAATGATAACAATATTCATGTCGAATTTTAACAGAAAATTTTCCCCCAACAGAATCATGGCGCACAACATCACACTCTAAAGTGTTCGATGGCATACCAGTCATATCACTTTTTGGGTAGAAGATGTGGCGCGGAAAAAGCATAACTGACTTCCGTGGAAAAAAAACTCCACATTTGTTTCTATTTCCATTCTCAAGCTTAAAACTTCCCCAACAAAGATTTTTTTCCATTATTCCACACAACTGATCTGTAGTAGCACCAGATTGTATACAATCGATCTTTTTGTGGGTTTTCCCTAACAAGAAACCAAACCAACTTCCAGATTTGTCAAGATCCTCTGGATTGTGGATAGAATGTGGTTTCCTTCGGGAAGCATTCCAAGCTTTGAGAGCGACAACAATTCCTATCATGCTAACTGTAGCGAGAACTCCAGTAACAGCCCAACGATCACGAATTCTTTTCCCATAATCTGTTAGAGCTTCATCTCGTCGTTGTACTAGGATTTCACGCAGATGTTCGCGTTCTTTAACTATCATACTTTCGCAAACGATGATTAAAAACCAACCGCATGCAAAAGCACAACAACCACCAGAAATTCCAAATCGAAAAAAACAAAAAAAAGAAAAGAGAGGCAGAAAATTGTTCACAAGTTGTTGCACCCGTTGTACATTGAAATAATGATATCTTTGTTCAAACATTCCAAGTAACCGTTGGAAATACGTGTTATGAAAAACGATTTCCGGGGCATATGTGGCCAAAAGCGGAACAGTTCGTCGGACA